TTTGTACAAAAAGTGGTGGGGGGGTAGCAAAAAATTTGGGACTAAATTTTGGTGCCGTTAAATTTAACGGATGACATAAACTGGTTTAACAAACGTGGCTAAGTCTATGATTTGTAACGGTTTTTTGCTTGTTGTGGTGTTAAGGTGTGTGCTTGATGCTTAACGTGCCGTTAAATTTAACGGAAGTAAAGTAACGCTTTAAGAGTGTGCGCTAAGTTGTTGATTTGTAATGGAAAACGTCAAGAAGTGGCGCACGAAGAAGGTGTTGCAGAGTCCTCTGAGGAAGGTGTACGGGTCCAAGGAGGAGGTATTGGAGATGGGGATGACTGAGGCTCAGAAGGAAGTGTTTTTGGCTATAGATGTGTGGTGGTGCCGGTTTGGGTACGGGCCGAGCTTGAGGAATATTTGTGAGTTGAGGGGTAAGCCTGGGCTTGGAAGTACGAAGAAGATCGTGGACAGGTTGGTTAAGCTAGGTGCTCTCAAGCGGGTTGAGGGGATGGGGAGGTCTGTGCGGCCGACGTACATCTCATTCCGGGGGATGGAATGAAGCTGGATGATCTAGTAGCGAGCCTGTCTCCTGCGGATCAGGAGAAGCTGTTACAGCAAGTACAAGATTACAAAGATGCTGTGGACAGGGAGAAGTGCCAGAAGAGCTTCATGGCGTACGTGAAGAAGATGTGGCCGGGGTTCATTCACGGAAGACACCATGCGGTGATGGCTAAGAAGTTTGAGGAGATTGCGGAAGGTAAGTTGAAAAGGCTGATCATAAATTTGGGGCCTCGGCATACGAAGAGCCAGTTTGCTTCGTACTTGCTTCCAAGCTGGTTCCTTGGGAGGTTCCCGCACAAGAAAGTGATTCAGGCGTCTAACACTGCTGATCTGGCGGTGAACTTTGGCCGGCAGGTTCGTAACTTGGTGGGGTCAGAGGAGTACGCCAGAATTTTTCCTGGCGTTGCGCTACGGCAAGACTCCAAATCTGCTGGCCGATGGGCTACAAGCAAAAACGGCGAATACTTTGCTATCGGCGTTGGTGGAACCATGACGGGTAAGGGTGCGGACCTGTTGATCATTGACGATCCGCACTCGGAACAGGAGGCTGCTTTAGCCGCTGGCAGGCCTGAGGTTTATGACTCCGTGTTTGAGTGGTACTCATCTGGCCCGCGTCAGCGTCTCCAGCCGGGTGGGGCTATTGTGGTTGTTATGACCAGATGGTCCAAGTCGGACCTGACAGGCAGGATATTGAAGACCGCTGGCGAGCTAGGAAAAGAAGACGAGTGGGAAGTCATTGAACTTCCAGCGATCATGCCTTCGGGTAAACCCTTATGGCCTGAGTTTTGGTCGTATGAGGAACTGTCTGCTCTAAGGGATGAACTCCCACCGGGTAAGTGGAACGCTCAGTACCAACAGAATCCCACCGCCGAAGAAGGAGCTATTGTCAAAAGAGAGTGGTGGAAAATTTGGGAGAAGGAGAAGCCTCCTTCATGTGAGTTCATCATCCAGTCTTGGGACACTGCCTTTACTAAGGGTGAGAGAAACGACTACTCTGCGTGTACTACGTGGGGTGTGTTCAACATGAACGAAGATGAAAATGACGTAAATATCATCTTGTTGGACTGTTTTCAGAAGCGGATGGAGTTCCCTGAACTAAAAGAAAAAGCACTTGCTCACTATAGAGAGTGGGAACCTGATGCTTTCATCGTGGAGGCCAAAGCTGCAGGTGCTCCGCTAATCTTTGAACTGCGGGCTATGGGCATTCCGGTGTCTGAGTACACCCCAAGTAGAGGGAATGACAAGTTTGTCCGTATCAATTCTGTGGCAGACCTGTTCCAATCGGGTAAAGTCTGGGCTCCAGACACCCGGTGGGCTAGAGAACTCATCGAAAACATGGCCGCTTTTCCCAACGCACCCCATGATGATGACGTAGACAGTGCTGTTCAGGCCCTGATCCGCTTCCGGCAGGGTGGTTTTCTGCGTCTACAGACAGACGAACAGGACGAAATGCGGTCTTTCAAGCGAAAAGTCGCTTTCTACTAAGGATTTGACATGGACAAACTTGACCCGCAAACGCTAGAACTGCTCTTGCGGTCTATGGGTTCACCATCCGGTTTAAAAGAGCTACCCACTAAAGGACTTCCAGCAAATACTGCCGGAATTGCAGATCTTCTTCCATATGAAAAGTCAACACTTCGTGGCACAAACACACAAGGTTTTGTAGTTTCCGATCCTAGACTGTCGCAAACTGAACGCAATCGTGGCGCTGTAGGGGCTATGTTTGTAGCGCCAGAGTCAAAGCCTGAAGTTTTTTCGCATGAAGCCGAACACTTGATGGCGAAGAAGCAGCTTGGGCACCCGTCGGCAATTAATGAAAAATTTGATGAGCTAGTAAAAGATCCTAAAGCACGCGGCGCGTTTGTTATGGCCGCAATGGATGCTGCACCATACCTAAAAGAAAAGTATGGTATTTCAAACGCTTACTTTGACCCAAAAATTTTGAAGAACAACCCAGCGCCAGTTGCGCTATACGAACAGTTGGCATCACTTGCTGCCGCAGAATACACACTTGGCGTAGACTTGACCAAAGATCCGCAGTTGCGGAAAACGCTTTTCAAAGATCCCGCCGTGCGTGAGACCTACAGCGCCGTCACGGGCCTGCGCCAAACGCGCCTTGACCCTCGTGACATTCCGCCTTATACCCGTGTACCAGAGCCAAAAGCAAAGTCTCTACTTGACAAAGCGCGAGGATCATTGCGCATGGCTCAAGGCGGCGAAACAAAATTGATTTAAGGATCAAAAATTATGGCAACGAACATTTCTCCCGAAATGATGCCCCTTGACATGGGTGTTATGACCGAAGAACCGGCTTTGGAGATTGAAATTGAAGATCCTGAGAGCGTAAAAATTGGGATTGACGGGGTTGAGATTGAACTGATGCCGGAACCTGAGACTGCGGACACATTCGACGCAAATCTTGCGGAGTACATGGACGAAGGTGAGCTTCAAACCCTGGCTTCTGAGTTGATTGACCTCGTAGATGCGGACATCAACAGTCGCAAAGACTGGACAGATATGTTTGTCAAGGGTCTAGAAGTCCTTGGCATGAAGTACGAGGAGCGTACTGAGCCGTGGAACGGTGCTTGTGGGGTGTATTCACCGCTTTTGACTGAAGCCGCGATCCGTTTTCAGTCAGAGATGATCACTGAGACCTTCCCTGCTCAAGGTCCGGTCAAAACTCAGATCATTGGAGCGGTTGACAGACTCAAGGAAGAGGCGGCAGAGCGGGTTCGTGATGACATGAACTACATGCTGACCGAGCGGATGATTGACTACAGGTCCGAGCATGAGCGGATGCTGTACTCCCTTGGCCTTTCTGGTGCTGCTTTCAAGAAGATCTACCCGAACCCGAGCACGGAACTGCCTGCTGCCCCGTTTGTACCGGCTGAAGACCTTGTGATGCCGTATGGGGCGTCAAATGTGTACACAGCAGAGCGTGTGACTCATGTCATGCGCAAAACTGAAAACGAGATCAAGAAACTACAGGTAGCAGGTTTCTACAAAGACGTAGAACTGGGTGAACCTGTCAGGTTTTTCACTGACATTGAGAAGAAAAAAGCCGAAGAGCAAGGGTATACCCTTACCGATGATGATCGGTATCAGGTATTGGAGATTCACGTAGACTGGGACATGCCGGGGTACGAAGATGAAGTTCCTTTGCCGTATGTGGTCACGGTCGAAAGAGGAACCAACACCGTCCTGGCCATCCGACGAAACTGGAACGAAGACGACGACAAGAAACTCAAGCGACAACACTTCGTCCAGTACACGTATATTCCTGGCTTTGGCGCTTATGGTCTGGGTTATATCCACCTTATTGGTGGTTATGCTCGCGCTGGCACTTCCATCATCCGACAACTTGTAGACGCTGGCACCCTGTCAAATTTGCCCGGTGGTCTGAAAAGCCGGGGATTACGAATCAAGGGCGACGACACGCCTATCGCTCCGGGCGAGTTCAGGGATGTGGATATTCCTTCGGGGAGTGTGCGTGACAACATAATGCCGCTTCCGTACAAGGAGCCTAGCCAAGTTTTGGCGGCTTTGCTCCAGTCAATTACTGAAGACGGACGGAGGCTTGCGTCGGTAGCGGACCTCAAGGTCAGCGATATGAGCGCCCAGGCTCCTGTTGGGACAACGCTGGCAATTTTGGAGCGGCAACTCAAGACAATGAGTGCTGTCCAGGCGCGGGTTCACGCTTCGCTTCGGATGGAGTTCAAGCTCCTCAAGGGCATCATTCGGGATTTCCTGCCTGCGGACTATTCCTACACGCCGGAGGGTGGTGATCGGTCGGTCAAGCAATCTGACTACGACCTTGTTGAAGTGATTCCGGTCAGTGATCCAAACGCCGCCACGATGGCGCAGCGGATCATGCAGTACCAAGCCGCACTTCAACTGGCTCAAGGTGCCCCACAAATTTACGATCTTCCTCAGCTTCACCGGCAGATGCTTGAGGTGTTGGGTATTAAGAACGCCGAGCGGTTGGTAGCAGTTCCGGAGGATCAGAAGCCCCAAGACCCGGTGACGGAAAACATGAACGTCCTGAGGGGCAAGCCTCTCAAAGCGTTTGCGTATCAAGACCATGATGCGCACTTGATGACGCATCAGTCGTTTATGCAAGATCCTAAGGTTATGTCTACTGTAGGACAGAACCCAATGGCTCAAGGGATGATGGCCGCACTCATGGCGCACATTGCAGAACATGCTGCGTTTGCATACCGGGCTCAGGTTGAGATGGCTTTGGGTGTACCTCTTCCTACGCTGGATGAAGAGTCCAACGCCCCGATTGCACCTGAAGATGAGAAGGCGCTGGCTCCGCTGATTGCCGCAGCCGCTCAGAGGACGATGGTGCAGAACCAAGCAATGGCCGCGCAACAACAGGCACAGCAGCAAGCACAAGACCCTGCATTGCAGATGCAGCAGGCGGAACTTCAGTTGAAGCAAGCCGAGATGCAGCGCAAGGCCCAGAACGACCAGATGGATTTCCAGATCGCGCAAGGAAAGCTGCAACTGGAGCAGCAGCGCCTTGCATTGGAAGCCCAAAAAGGGCAGGGCGAAGACCCTCGTATGAAAGCCATGAAGGCTCAACAAGAACTTCAGCAGAAGGAACAGATTCACCAACAAAAGATGAGGCAGCAAGTCCAGTCCGATGCGATCAAAACTCGGCAGCAGATGATGCGAACTCAACAAAATAAGGAGTAACCATGACTACTGCGTTTGACGTAGTTATCAAAGAACTGGAAGAGCGCCGCGAAACCATCGCGCAGGCGCTTATCTCAGGTGCGGCAAAAGATTTTGCCGAGTACAAATTCATGACGGGTGAAATCCAGGGTCTTTCACGCGCTCATGCTTTCATAACCGACCTTGTGCGAAAGATGGAAAACGACGATGAGTGAACTACTCCTAAGCGACGGCCAAAACACAACCGTGTTGCCGCAAACCGACGAGGAAAAGGCCCGGCAAGTGCCTGATCCTGTGACCTACCACTTGCTCTGCGTTCTGCCCAAAGCGGAAGAAGCGTACGAAAGCGGTCTGGTCAAAGCAGGGCAGACCATGCACTTTGAAGAAGTGTTGAGTCCAGTTCTGTATGTCGCCAAGATGGGGCCAGACTGCTACAAAGATCCACTGCGCTTCCCCAGTGGGCCTTCGTGCAAAGTCGGTGACTTTGTGCTGGTTCGACCCAATTCTGGTACGCGGCTAAAGATCCACGGTCAAGAGTTCCGCATCATTAATGATGATTCGGTTGAAGCTGTTGTGCAAGATCCGAGGGGGATCAAGCGTGGATAACGATGAGTACCACACCTACGGCATAACCGACGATTTTGCTTGGTACGAACTGACTGCGATGAAACATACGTTGCAGCAGTTGACGTCTCGTTTTGAAAACATGGAGCGAACTTTGAAGTCTCGTTCTGTTGATCAAGGCCAATACCTTAATTACCTTGAAGACAAGATCCGCATGCTCAAAGCACTCGTCCCCCAAGACGCAAAGGAGTAACACATGAACGAATTTAAGTTCCCCGATGAGGTGGAAAAAGAAAAGCCCGCTGAAGAAAAGCTAGAGATTGAGATCGAAGGCGAACCCGAGATTGAGGTCGTAGACGACACGCCTGAGCAGGACCGTGGGCGCAAGCCCATGAAGGAAGCTCCTGCGGAGGTCACGGACGACGAATTGTCTCAGTACTCCGAAGGAGTAAAGAAACGCATCCAACACTTCTCCAAGGGATATCACGAAGAGCGTAGGGCCAAAGAATTGGCTTTGCGTGAGCGTGAAGAAGCAGTGCGCCTTGCTCAGAACCTCGTGGAAGAGAACAAACGCCTACAGGGTAGTTTGGGCCAGGGGCAGCAGGCTTTGCTTGAACAAGCCAAGAAAGTTGTTCAAAACGAGTTGGATCAAGCCAAGCAGAAGTTCAAAGCCGCATATGAAGCGGGTGATTCTGATGCTTTGGTTGAGGCTCAAGAGGCGCTTGCCTCTGCCAAGTACAAAGCAGAGCGAGTAAACAATTTCAAGCCAGCAGTTGCACAACCACAAAATACTGTGGTACAACCCGATCCGCGACCGGAGCAAACTGTCCGAGTTGATTCCAAAGCCAAAGCGTGGCAAGACGCCAATTCTTGGTTTGGGGCCGATAAGGAAATGACTGCACTTGCTCTGGCAGTTCATCAAGACCTTGTGGAAAGCGGTGAAGACACAAACAGCGATGAGTACTACGAGAAGATCAATGCTCGTGTACGCAAGCGTTTCCCAGAAGCGTTCCCCTCTGAGAAGCGTAAGTCGTCGGTTGTGGCACCCGCCACGCGCAGCGTAGCGCCTAGAAAGATCACGCTGACGCAATCACAAGTTCAAATCGCCAAGCGGCTCGGACTGACAAATGAGCAGTACGCCCGTGCGGTAGCGGAAGAAATGAGGAAACAAAATGGCTGAACGTAATCCCCGTGAACTGGAAACCCGCGCTAAGGACGAAAGACCTAAGCAGTGGATGGTTCCTGATGTGCTTCCCCATGTAAATGAGGAGCCTGGATATGCCATGCGCTGGATTCGTGTGAGTACCCTTGGTAACGCCGACCCGCGCAATGTTTCCATGAAACTTCAAGAGGGCTGGGAGCCCGTCAAAGCTAGTGATCACCCAGAGACGTATGTTGCGGAGACCGGCGCGGGCCGCTTTCCGGACAGCATTCAGATCGGCGGGCTCATGCTTTGCAAAACACCGAAGGAGTTCACTGAACAACGGAACGCCTTTTATCAGCGTCAAGCTGATGGGCAGATGGCGTCAGTGGACAACAACTACATGCGCGAGAGTGACCCCCGGATGCCTCTTTTCCGAGAGCGCAAGTCTGAGGTGTCGTTCGGACGCGGTACTTAAACTTTAGGAGTCTCACATGTCCTACCCCACGGTAGACGCCCCCTACGGGCTAAAGCCGATCAATTTGATCGGCGGGCAGGTGTTTGCAGGTTCAACCCGCACCTTGCCCATTCAGTACGGCTACGCCACGAACATCTTCTACGGTGACTATGTGGTGTTGGCTCGTGGTTTCGCTACCCGTGCATCGGTTTCGACCGGCACTGGTGTGAACCAAGTTACCGGGGTTTTCCTCGGTTGTTCGTACACCGATCCGGTGACGAAGCAGAAGCGCTTCTCGCAATACTGGCCCGCGTCTACGCTGGCTGGCGATGCGGCGGCGCTGGTTGCTGACGATCCTGACACGGTGTTCAAGGCGGTGGTTTGCTCTGCTACCACGGCGATTGCCTCTGGCGCTCTGGCGATGGTTGGCACGAACCTGAGCATGATCGACAACACTGGCAACGTGAACACGGGCAACTCGGCAAACGCCGTGCTGGCCCCGACCGCTACGCCTGTGTCTACGATCCTGCCGGTTCGCTGTGTCGGCGTGGTTGAAGATACGGCCTTCAGCGTGACGGCCTCGGGTTCTTCGTCTGGGACGGCCATTACCCTGACGGGTACGGGCTTGCCTGCGGCGATCCCTGTGGGCACGAGCGTGGCGTATCTTGCCTCTAACGGGCAACTGATCCAAACGTCGTCCTTCGTGACGGCAGCGGCTTCGGCGGGCGCGACTTCGGTCACGCTCAACGCTGCCATCGCAGTTCCGGGCGGTGTCACCGCTATCCCCTCGGCCTCCACCATTGTGTTCACTCAGTACCCAGAAATTCTGGTGAAGTCGAACCTGCTGGTGCATGGCTATTACAGCAGCGCAACCGCCTAAGGAGTCTGAATCATGGCAATTTCACGTGCCCAACTACTGAAGGAACTCCTGCCCGGGCTGAACGCTCTGTTTGGCATGGAGTACAAGACCTACGGTGAAGAGCATAAGGAGATCTACGAAACGGAGAC